ACAAGTATTAATAGATCTACAATCTAAAACACAAGAAAGACAAAATGAAATGAATAGATATTTAGATATATTTAAAAGACACAACCTATCAAAATTAGCTGCTGCAAAGCCAGGGTTAATTGAACCAAGAGTAAATAAAGCCACAAAGGAGGTATTTGATGGCATTGAACAAGACAGTCGCAGTATTGACAATCTCGATGATGGCTTGCAGTTGCAGCCTAATTCCAACTAAAGAAGTAGAAATAATTACAAAACCTGTTGAACGTAAAATAGTTCAACCAATACTTCCAAGAGAAATAGATCTTAAAGAACCTTATTGGTATGTTGTATCGGAACAAAACTTAGATGATTTTTTAGTTAAAGTAGAAAAAGAACAAGGACAAGTTGTTTTTTTTGCTATGTCCGTACCCGACTATGAGCTTATGGCTTATAACATGCAAGAGCTCAAAAGATACATCAATGAACTCAAAGAAGTTGTGGTGTATTATAGAAAAGTAACAGTTAGCCAGGAGCAAGAAAATGAGTAAAGGACCAGACGCGTTTGTATATAGAGCAGAGCTTGATCGTGTTGTTGACGGCGATACGATAGACGTAATTTTAGATCTTGGTTTTTCAGTAAAACTACACAAACAAAGAGTAAGACTTCACGGCATCGATACTCCAGAATCAAGAACGAGAGACTTAGCAGAAAAAAAACTAGGACTTGCAGCAAAAGAGCGACTGAAAGAGTTGTGTGTAGGTAAATTTAAACTAAAATCTTTAGGTAAAGGTAAATATGGAAGAATCCTGGGAATACCTTACACAGAAGAAGGAGACGATATTTGTGAAATACTTTGTAAAGAAGGCCATGCAGTACCTTACTTCGGTGGCAAAAAAGAAAAAATATGGGGAGACTACTAATATGAAAATATCACAAGAAGGACTAGCATTAATTAAAAAATTTGAAGGATGCGAACTTAAAGCATATCACTGCGCAGCAGGAGTGCCGACAATAGGTTACGGATCCACTCACGGTGTAACCATGGATATGCAAATTACTCAAGAAGAAGCAGACGAACTTCTTATGGACGACGTATCAAAGTTCGAAGAAGCTGTAGCTAAAGCTGTAAAAGTGCCATTAGAGCAAAATCAATATGATGCTTTGGTTTCCTGGACATTTAATTTAGGGCCATCAAATTTAAGCAGCTCTACCATGTTACGCGTTTTAAATGAAGGTAATTACGAAGAAGTGCCAGCGCAAATTAAACGTTGGAATAAAGCTGGAGGAAAGGTACTCCAGGGTTTAATTAGAAGAAGAGAGGCGGAGGCTTTACTATTCGAGGGTAAAGAATGGCACGAAGTATAAGTGTGTGTAATACTACGCCTAGGCGTTTATCGCTTAGAGCTGAGTTGCATATTTTATCGTCGCTACCTTGTTTCTCAGCTCGCTTATGAGTGAAGTTTCATTTAAAGATTTTGATATTTTATCTCAGCAAGACAAAGCTGAAGCTGTTGCGTTATTACAAAGATATGATCAGCTTGAAAAACAAGATGGTTGTCAGCAAGACTTTATAACGTTTATCAAACACATGTGGCCAGATTTTATAGAGGGCCGACATCATAAAATTATCGCTGAAAAATTTAACAAAATAGCCGACGGCAAACTTAAAAGATTAATAGTATGTTTACCGCCAAGACACTCAAAATCAGAGTTTGCATCAACTTTTTTTCCTGCCTGGATGATGGGTAGACGTGGCAACTTAAAAATAATCCAAACAACTCACACCGCTGAACTTGCCGTTCGTTTCGGTCGTAAGGTAAGAAACATCATTGACAGCGATGATTATCAGCATGTTTTTCCAGATTTACAATTACAAGCCGATAACAAATCAGCTGGTCGTTGGACAAGTAACCAGGAGGGTGAGTTCTTTGCCGCTGGTGTCGGTGGTGCTATTACAGGTCGTGGTGCGGATCTACTTATTATTGATGATCCACATTCCGAACAAGATGCTATGTCACCGAAAGCATTAGAGTCGGCTTACGAATGGTATACCTCTGGACCTAGACAGCGTTTGCAGCCTGGCGGAATCATAGTGATAGTAATGACCAGATGGAGCACAAAAGACCTGGTTGGCAAAGTATTAAATAAACAAGGCGACGAAAATGCTGATCAGTGGGAAGTCGTTGAGTTTCCTGCAATTTTGCCAGATTCTGAAAAACCCTTATGGCCAGAGTTTTGGAAAAAAGAAGAACTACTCGGTGTAAAAGCATCTTTGCCCATATCTAAATGGAACAGCCAGTGGATGCAAAATCCTACAGCTGAGGAAGGATCTATAGTCAAAAGAGAATGGTGGAATCGTTGGGAAGATCCAGATGTACCTGCTTATTCTTATGTCATACAAAGTTACGATACGGCTTTTTCTAAAAAAGAAACTGCTGACTATTCGGCTATAACTACCTGGGCAATATTTAATAGAGGTGATGAAAACCACGATGAAATCATACTTTTAGATGCAAAAAGAGCTAGGTTTGACTTCCCAGAACTTAAAAAACTTGCTTTGGAAGAGTACCGATATTGGGAACCAGATTGCGTATTAATAGAAGCAAAAGCCTCTGGAACACCGCTTACACACGAATTAAGACGTATGGGAATACCAGTTACTTCTTACTCACCAAGCAGAGGACAAGACAAAGTAGCTAGAATGAACAGTGTTGCACCGATTTTTGAATCGGGCATGGTCTGGGCACCAGAAGATGATTTTGCTGAAGAGGTCATTGAAGAAATGGCATCATTTCCCTTTGGTGATTATGACGACTTTTGCGATAGTGCTACAATGGCTTTGATGCGTTTTCGTCAAGGAGGATTTATATCTTTACAAGAAGATTACCAAGACGAAATAAAATTATTGAAAAAGAACAGGACGGTTTATTATTAAAACATACGCAACAACTTTTACTTGGGACGGACAGCAATATTCTGGCCCATTAATACATGCAAAAGATTTTACACAAGCTAAAATTATTGCAGAGTACCACGGCCTTTTGATTGATGGTGAAATTGAGGCTATTATAGGAACAGAAGTGGAACTGAAAGAAGATCCACACAACAGGATTTTACATTAATTATGGCTATAGATAGATTAGGAACAAACGAAGATCCAGATATAAAAGTACAAGGATCGGCTGTAGAAATAACACCAGACACCACTAGAGAGGAACAAATTGCTGCGGCAGCTCAGATATTAGTTGATGATGAACAAATACTAATAGACGATGAAATCCAAGAGGATCCAATGCCGCAAATGAGCTTTGATGCTAATTTGGTTGATTTTATTGATCAAATAATCTTAGAGAAAATATCAAACGACTTACTAAGCTCAATCGAGGGCGACAAACAATCAAGATCAGAATGGGAAAAAACATATACCGACGGACTAAAATATCTTGGTATGAAGTTTGATGAAACCAGATCGCAACCCTTTGAAGGATCATCTGGAGTTGTTCACCCAATTTTGGCAGAAGCTGTAACGCAGTTCCAGGCACAAGCATATAAAGAAATGTTGCCAGCAAAAGGACCAGTTAAAACAGAAATTGTCGGTGCAAGAACAATAGAAACTGAAAACCAAGCTGAAAGAGTCCAGGAGTTTATGAATTACTACATTATGAACGAAATGAAAGAGTATGATCCAGAGCTCGATCAGATGTTATTTTATCTGCCGTTAGCAGGATCTTGTTTTAAAAAAGTTTATTTTGACAATGTTTTAAACAGAGCTGTAGCAAAATTCATTGCACCAGAAGATTTAATTGTTCCTTACGAAGCAGCAGACATAAGTTCAGCTGAACGTATAACGCATAGTATAACTATGTCCGCCAATGAAATTAAAAAACAACAAGTAACAGGTTTTTATGCCAATGTTGATATTGGCTCTGGCAGCATGTCGGGTGATATTTCTGACATTGACGAAGCTATTGATGAAATACAAGGCATATCGCCATCTTATAAAGAAAACAGAAATAGAACGGTATATGAGGTACATACAGTTTTAGACATTGAAGGTTTTGAAGATGTAGATCAATCGGGTGCGCCAACTGGATTAAAATTACCTTATATCGTTACGATTGAAGAGGACTCAGAACAAGTTTTATCAATAAGAAGAAACTACATAGAAGCAGATCCATTAAAAAATAAAATTAATTATTTTGTACAGTATAAGTTCTTACCTGGACTCGGTTTTTATGGCCTGGGTTTATCACACATGATCGGCGGACTATCTAAAGCCTCTACATCTATTTTAAGACAGCTAATTGACGCTGGTACTCTTGCTAACTTACCAGCTGGTTTTAAGGCTAGAGGAATGAGGATCCGTGACGAAGATAATCCATTACAACCAGGTGAATTTAGAGATATTGACACTACAGGCGGCTCATTAAGAGAAAATTTGATACCACTGCCAATCAAAGAACCAAGTAACGTATTGATGCAACTTCTTGGTATTTTAGTAGACTCTGGTAAACGTTTTGCTGCGATTGCAGACATGAACGTTGGCGACATGAATCAAGCGATGCCCGTTGGTACAACAGTAGCATTGCTTGAGCGTGGCACCAAAGTTATGAGTGCTATTCATAAAAGATTACATTACGCACAAAGAATAGAGTTTGGTTTGTTGGCAAAAGTATTTGGTGAGTTTTTACCACCTGTATACAATTATCAAGTAGGATCTGGCCCTGGAGAAGTCAAACAAACAGATTTTGACGATAGAATAGACATCATACCTATATCAGATCCTAATATTTTTTCACAAAGCCAAAGAATTACCCTGGCACAAGAGCTTTTACAGATGGTTCAATCTAATCCAGAGATCCATGGACCGCTTGGTATTTACGAAGCATACAGAAGAATGTATGCAGCTCTCGGTGTAGATAATGTAGATGCTTTATTACAACCACCACCAGACAATACGCCAAAACCACAAGACGCAGGTTCAGAAAACGCTGGTTTATTGATGGGACAACCTGCCCAGGCTTTTGCTGAACAAAATCATCAAGCGCATTTAGATACGCACAAAAGTTTGTTTTTAACAAGCATTGTTAAAGAAAGTCCGCAAGTACAGGCTTTAATAATATCGCACTGCATGCAACACTTACAGTTTATGGCTATGCAGATGGCGCAAGAACAGATGCCACCAGAAATGCAACAGCAAATACAACAAATACAGGCGCAGATGCAACAAGTATCACCACAAGAAGCGCAGCAAATACAACAGCAAATACAGATGGTTACCGAACAGTTTAGTTCACAAATTATGGCACAACTTGCTAATGAGTTCTTACAATCTATAGGTATGAGCAGCGGAGAAGATCCTTTGGTTGATATCAGAAAACGTGAATTAGATCTAAAAAACAAAGAACTAAATATGGAATCTGAACAATTTGTAGCGAAACAAGGACAAAGACAACAAGAAAAAATGATAGAAAGCGAGCTGCAACAACAGAGGTTAAATGTGCAAAAAGAAATAGCAGATGATAAACTTGGTGTAGCTTTAGACAGACTCAAACAAAATGCTGATTTAAAGTTATTTGAATTAGAAAATAAAATTCGAGGAATATTATGACAACATCTTACATATTAGAGGCTCAGAAAAAACTTAAAGCCGAAAAGAAAAAGTTGCACGAGCAAGAAGCTATTGATGCAAAAGCCGCAGCAGATGCAGAAGAAATTAAACATCAAGCTAATTTAGCCAGAATTGCAAAAAAGATGGCTATTATTAATGGCGAGGTAATTCCAGAAGAAAAACCAAAAAAAGTTGTAAAGAAAAAACCAGCTGCAAAGAAGCCAGCTGCAAAGAAGTCAGCTGCAAAAAAGCCAGCTGCAAAGAAGTCAGCTGCAAAGAAGCCAGCTGCAAAGAAAAAAACAACCAAAAAGAAAACTAAATAATTTATGGATGAAATCACTGTCTTAGACAACATCAAAAAAGCTATCAGCAATAGAGAGCAACAGATACAAGAAACCTTAATGTCTGGTGGCCTAAAAGATATAGAACATTATAAATATTTGCAAGGAGAGCTTTCTGCTTTATACTATATTGCAAACGAACTTAGTGACATGGGAAAAAATATATGACGAGTATTCAAGAAAATAACGGTACAGCCAAAAAGGTAGCAGAGGCTTACGTTGATCCAGAAACAGTGGTTTTAGATCCAGAAAAATTAGATCAATCAATTTTAGATCGTATGCCGCAACCAACAGGATGGAGAATGTTGGTGTTACCTTATGCTGGTAAAGGCAAAACAGATGGCGGTATCATACTTACAAAACAAACAACTGATCGTGAGGCATTGTCTACCGTTGTAGCTTATGTGGTTAAAAAAGGACCGCTTTGCTATAACGATAAAGCAAGATACGGAGATTCACCTTGGTGTGAAGAAAAACAATGGGTTTTAATCGGACGCTACTCTGGTTCGAGATTTAAACTTGAGGACGGTGCAGAGGTTCGCATCATCAATGATGATGAAGTGATTGCCACCATACTTAATCCAGATGATATAGTGAGCTTATGACGATAGAGAACGAACAAAATCAAATTCAACCAGAAGTTGAAGATATTGAGGTAGAAGTAACTGAATCTGAGTCAGAGGTGCAAAGCGCCTCTAGCGACGACGAACTTGAAAATTACACTAAAAGTGTAAGCAAAAGAATAAACAAACTAAATGCTAGAAATAGAGCTGCTGAAGAAAAAGCAGCTGCATTAGAAGCTGCATTGCAACAAAGGGAAGCTGAGGTACACGCTTATTACAATCAAGCG